TTGTCGTTGCTATATTGATAATATGTTCGTTATATATGATATATTATCATAGATAATAGATTTATTTTTTCATAAACATTGTATTTTACTGCCTAATTCTTTATAATAATGGTTATTATATGGGATATTATTTTTCAATGATTTTGCTAATGTTTTATCACTGATTTTCAGTTCTCTTATACATTCATATTTACAACTAAATTCTCGCACTAAATTGTGTTGGGTGTTGAATTGTCCTACGCCATTTTTATATAGTAATGGGATGCCATTATTTTTTTGTATAAAATTTGTTTTCAATTCTTCATCACATTTGTCATATAATAGATAATATGAACCCTGAGTTAATGTAAAGTTTTTTACTGGTGTATCTAATCCTGAAATAGACTCATACCCATTGCAATTTGCTGCTGTTTTTCTGTCTAAATAAACATTGAGGATTTCGTTTTTTTCTATATTCAATTTGGCAATATATCCAATACTTTGAACTTTTGTTAGTTTAGTCGGTTCAATGTGATGTATAATATTTGGGTCTAAATTTCTCTCAACAAGTAACCAACGAAAACCACAATAAATTGTATTTTCACCAATAGCTTTTACTATACTAGGACGTTTAATATTCTTGTCTCCATTCATTATTTCTGTAACTGATTCATATACTTTTAATAATTGTAAATTTTCTGGATTAATTTTTTGAACTCTTGGTCCTAAATTTGGTAGTTGTTGATTGAAACCTGTTGTTAAATTTGTTTGTTGCGAATTAAATTTATTTAATACTTCATTAATAGTATTTTCTAATTTATCTATTTGAGTTGATTGTTTTTTAATTATTTTTGTTAATTCGTGTATTAATAAGTTTCCATTATCGTTAGTTTTTAATTCAATCATTGTTTTTAATTGTTCGTTTTCTAATTCCAATTTTGATGTATTATTATCATTAAAATATTTAACATTGTTAGTTATAATGTTTAATAAAGTCGTATATGATAAATTTTTGCCTATTAAAAATAACTCATTGTCTTTTTCATGACCTGTTAAATCACGCACTTTATTGGGTTTAATTAATTCGTAGTTGTGTATAAATTTTTCAAAATCATGACTTTTATGAACGGTAAAACAATCTAATAAAAGGCATTCATCATAATGGGTTTTATGTTCTGCGTATCTATGCTTAATGCCTTTTCTACTTTCGCCAATTTTTACAATATATTGACCGTTCTCAAGTGTTTTAATTTTACATATATAAACAATTGTTCCAATTATGGCATACTCTTTTAATAATATTTTTTCTCGTTCTAATATTTTTTGCTTGGATAGTTTATCCTGTAATTCCTTTTCCTTTTTGTCTTCTAATTGAATGAATTGTTGTTTTAATTCATCACTTTCTTCAATTAATACTTCTTGTAAAATTTCTTCCAATTTAATAAAATATTCGTGGATTTCATATGCTTTTTTTGTTCCTGCTTTTATACAAAATAATTTGAAGGTTCTTAGATTTAACATAAATGTCTCTTTGTTGTGACCTCCTTTGGTTTGATTACATTGCTTTACTTGTTGATAAAGCAAACACTGATAATCTTTATTAATAATAAATTGTTTTTCAAGCAAATTTTTAGCACTTATTTTTTGACTAAATCCTAACCATTTCCATATATTATCCAAGTCTATTACAAAATCGGTCTTATTATAGTTCAAATAACAGTAAAAACTAGATAAAAACATCTGTTGTTCATAGTTGTTGAAGTTATTTTTGACCTTTTCTATTAATTTTGATTGATAATTACCATTAAATTTGGTAATTGGGTTGCTTTCAATAAGATTTACGATGTCTATACTCATTATAATATACATTAACGTTATGTCTTTAAGTATGTTTTTTGCTTTAATAATTAAAAACCTATTGGTTTAATTATTAAATTACAGTAAAAAATAATGAGACGATAAATCGTAACACTATATTTAATTGGAATATGCTAATCCACCCATACCACTCATAATTCTAAGAACATTGTAGTTGGTTGCGTAGACACGGACTTTAGCAGTTTTGGTACCTTCAACGGTAGCGTTGGAAAGAACTAATTGTAAAGTAGCGTTATCAATTCTGGAGAAATTACACGTGCCTGAAGGCTGATGCTCTTCTGGCCTTAAGGCAAAAGAATAAACATTGATACCTTCATCAGGGCAACGAGAGTGTGCTTGGTGTGGTTGAACCCAAGAGAAATAAGAACCTTCACGTTCAGACATACGGTCTTGACCATTAAGTTGTAATTTTGCAGTTACAACTGGGTTAAGTCCCCAACAATGCATATCTACTGATGCTTCGGACATAACAAATGTTCCAGCATCAGATACAGTTGAAGTTGTGTATCCGTTAGCTGCATCAGTATTATCAGATGGACCTAAGTTAGGGTCAGCAGCACCACTCCAGTATCCAGTGAAGTTTTGGGAACCAGCTCCAGCATCATTGAAAAGACCAGAAGCATTGATGTATGCGTTTTCACCAGCAATTCCTGAAGGACCACCGAAAGCGTGGATAGCATTAGGTAAAGCATCAACAGCATCGGTATAGTTGAATGGTTGAGCACCAAGAACTTTGTATAATAGAGAATCGCAAACAAGAGATGAGCAATAATCAACATTTTGGTCAGGTTGAACAACCCAGATTAATTCTTTAACAGGATGGTTAAAGTTTAATTTGATTTTGTTAGATGAAGAACCAACAGATTCATCACCAGTAAATTGTAGTTGTGTGATTAAATATTCGTGAGGATTTTGAGCAAATCTTCTACGTTCATCAGTATCAAGGAAGATATAATCAACGTATAATGAAGCAGCAACTAAAGATTGGTTGTATGCGATTGCAACAGGTTTTGCAGCGGAAGCAACACCATCTACGGTATTACATTGTAAAGAAGTAACAGCCCATAAACATTCATCAATAGGACGAAGATCAAGATTAATTTTAACTTCATGGTATTGAAGAGCAATTAAAGGTAAAGCAAGTCCTGGGTTGGTACAAAACCAAAATTGAAGAGGAATGTATAGCGTAGTTTCAGGAAGAGCATTACGAGGAGCACATACTTGACGAGGTGCGGAAGAATCACAAGGTCCATCAACATCAGCAAATGAAGGATCAGTGATGAAGGTAAGACCAGTAGTATTACCAATCATCTTGAAGTAAGCGCGTTGTTGGTCAGCACTCATTGTAAGTTGGTTCCAGATGTGCATCCAATCACCATATTGACGATCAATTCTTTGACCACCAATTTCAACTTCAACTTGAGCAATAATTTGTTCTCCAGGAAAATCTAACCAACGAGCATAAACAGCATTGTCTGCACCCATTTGTTGGTTAATTTCAGGTAATGTTACTTGTAAGTAAGTTCTGTAAGCAAGATCACCATTTCTACTGATGGTACATTGGACTCTGCGTCCAAAATCTGCTTGTCCATTGAATGTTTGTTCAATAGATTCAATAGCAAAGTTAGTATATCTGCGGTAAGTTACCTTCCAAAAAGTGATTTGAGGATTGCCAGTTAAGTAAACGTCTTGTGCGCCATAAGCTACGAGTTGCATTAATCCACCTCCCATTTTTATATATTTCCTAAAGATAAAAAAATTCAGGAAAAACAATTAATTATAAAACTTATAGATTCTACCTACATATTATGAGAAATTATTATTTAATTGTGTATTATCCTTCATGAATGTTGATAAATATGAATCATTATATACTTTTTTTTTACCTTCATGATTTTTAGTAAAAATATACTCATTTTTTCGTTTTTTTATTGACCAACCATCTTCTATAGCATTGCATAAAAATACCATTTTTAAAAATTTAGGTGATTTTAACGAATTATGACTAGTAGAATCGTCTGCTTCAATAATTATTTCTTCCATTAATATAATTATTAACGAAACTATTTTTGGATTTTTAACTATAATATTCATTTTTATTCATTTTTTCTAAAGTTTACAATAATTTACAAAAATATATATTTATTAAATTTAGTAATTAAATATATAACAATTACTTAAATTAAATGCCTAGTTTTAAATCAAAGACGCCTAAAAAATTCAAATTTTGTAAAAAATACAATTCAACACTTGATGGAAAACATAAAGAAATGACTAATAATTTTGCTAATAATAGTAATGTTTTAATACCTAAATTAAAAGAAGAACGACAACAATTAAAACATAATATTAAAACCAATGATGTATATACAATTGAAGAAATTATGGATTTTAAAGACAAAATTGTTGAAATTACTGACACCATTCGCAGTCTTAATAATAAAGAGAAAAAGTATTATTTGGATAATTCAAAATATATATTTGAATATTTTGAAAATAAAAAAAATATTGATAATATTGATAATATTCAAGATAAAGAACAAAATAATATTTCGAAAAATCAACGATTAAATAATTTTTTTAAAATACACGATGATGATGATAATAATAATAATAATAATAATGATGATATTGCTGAATCTAATAATAATAATATTGTTCAAAAATATCTCAGTAATATTGATGACAGTTATTTAGATATGAATTTATATGTCAGAACTACTGATATTTGCCAACATTGTTTTAAAGGAGAATTGATCCCAATTGATGAAGATGGGATACTTATATGCACTTTATGTGCTGTCAATGCACCATATTTAATTGAAAATGAAAAACCATCTTATAAAGAACCACCTAAGGAAGTTTGTTTTTACGCTTATAAAAAAATTAATCATTTTAAAGAAATACTCGCACAATTTCAAGGCAAAGAAACTACACAAATTCCTGAGGATGTTATTACGCAATTTAAATTACAGATTGAAAAAGAACGAATTTGTCTAAACGATTTAAATCATTATAAAACTAAAGAAATTCTTAAAAAATTAGGATTTAATAAATATTATGAACATATCGCATTTATTAAAAATAAACTTGGGATTAAACCACCCGTTTTTAGCAATGGACTTGAAGAAACATTATGTAATTTATTTATGGAAATACAAGCACCTTATGCTAAAACATCTCCTGACCACCGAGTCAACTTTTTAAATTATTATTATGTTCTTTATAAATTTTGCGAATTGTTAGGTGAAGACCAATATTTAGCAGATATACCAAAACTAAAAGATAGAGAAAAACTTATTGAACAAGATGAAACATGGAAAAAAATGTGCATACAATTGGATTGGGAATTTTTGCCTACAATATAATTATATAATTATTATATATAATTAATGTCAAAAATTATTAATACTATGGGTAGTGTTAGTAAAAAAATTGCAGCAGTTACAAATAGCATACTTGAAAACAGAGTTCACAAAAACAAACAAGAAGAACTTTCAAAATTATTAGATGATAATGCTGATAATGGTATACAATTAACTACTATTAATAAAAATAATGGTGGAAACAAAAAAAAACAAAGAAAAACCAGGAAAACGAAAAAAACTAGGAAAACGAAAAAAACCAGGAAAACGAAAAAAACCAGGAAAACGAAAAAAAACAGGAAAACAAAAAAAACATACTTAATGGGTGGTTACCAAAATCTATATACAAAACTAACAATAAACCCTATGGTAACAAGAGAAGAAGCCAGAGAAGAAGCAAGAAGAATATCAAGAGAAGAAGCAGCAAGAGAAGCAAGAAGAATATCAAGAGAAGAAGCAGCAAGAGAAGCAATAGAAAGAAGAATAGCAAGAAGAACACAACTTTTATTAAAAAAAGATAATGTAACCCACCCAGTTACACCTGCTGTTATGGAAGAATACAAATTGAAAGCAAAAGATGAAATATCAATTGAATTAATCCATGAAGCAGAACTTGAATTGGATTCGGATTAAATAAACAAAGTATTAACAATATTAAAATTATATATTGTTAATAAAATTTAATAATAAATGTATAGGATTTTAAACTATTTATAATCCTCCTGGGAAACCTACTAAGTTGGCACCAATACCAAATCCAGCACCACTTCTAGCACTTACACCCATTGTAGGGATGTATGTATCTAAAATAGCGAATGTAGCTGCAGCAGTTAATGCGATTAATGCAATTTCTTCAAGATTTAATGAACGTTTAGGGATAGCAAATGCGGCAATTGATACCATTAAACCTTCAATAAGATACTTAATAATACGTTTAATAAGTTCGGCAACGTTAAACATAGGCATTATATAAATAATATAGAAAAAAATTAAATTAAATTCAATTAAATTCAATTAAATTAAATTAAATTCAATTAAATTAAATTAAATTGAATTAACTTAAATTATATTAAAACCAACTTAAAACCAATTATTGTTAATAATATATTATGAGTTATTCTAAACCTTCTAAAGTAAATTCCACTGAGTCCCACAACTTTGAAAGAAAAGAAATGAAAAATGGAACGCCAAACCCAAAATATGTTGATTTACTTGATGTAGATAAGACAATCGCTGGTCAAATTTTTGGTTGTTTTTCATTTATTACACCAGAAAAAATTCTTAAACAAAAAGAAATTTTTTTCTTCGAAGAGTTCCTAAAGAAGTGGGAAGCAACTAAATCAATGGAAAAATTCGCACAATTTATTAATTTTATTTCATTTAAATATAAGGTTAATTCTGAGTCTATGATGCAAGATTATGAAGAATTTGTCAAAACTGAACGCGAAACAATAATGAATTCATCAATTGAAGATGAGTATAAAACATTTGTAGACCGAGAAGAAACCGCCTTAGAAACACGTTTTAATTCCAAATATAAATTCCAAACTTCTGTTCGTGGTTTCAAATCTCGTGGAAATTTTGCTTCACAAGAAGAAGCCGAATTAAGGGCTAAATTATTACGTGAATCAGATCCAAATTTCGATATTTTTGTAGGTCCTGTTGGGCAATGGTTATGTTGGGATCCTGAAGCTTATAAAACTGGAAAGGTTGAATATATGGAAGAAGAATTAAATCAATTAGCAAATGAAAAACACAATAATGAAACTAATGCTAGATCCGCTTTTGAACAACGTATTAAAGAAACTAAAGAAAAGGCAATTGCTGATAATGCAGAGAATGCTGCAAAACATGGTAATGTTATTACACAAACTATAGATAAAGATGGCACACTCATTGGTGTTGGAACAACTCAAGAAAAGGCATTACAAGATACCGAATCTATATCAGTCGCAGACATTCGTAGTGAGTTATTCGAGGGTGATGATATAATAATGGGTAAGACTGATAATGGTAAATCTAGATTAATAAGTGGTCCATTTGGCGAACCAAAATAATCAATCAATGCATATTCATAAATTATATTACATAAAATATTCATATATTACATAAAATATTCATATATTACATAAAATATTCATAAATTATATTAGATAATTTGTAAATATTTATACACATTACCATTTTGATTTCTTCACGGCAATTTTAGGTCCTTGTCCTCTTTTTTTGACATTATTAGGATCATATTGTTCCTCATCATCGTCATCATTTAAGTGTTTTGATAATTCCCAGAACTCCTTAGAACCTAATTTGAAATCATTATGTGCATCTGCTTTATACCAAAATACTTGGTCTTGCATCTTATTAGATTTAGAGTTATTATTTATTACTAAACATTCATAGTTCTCTGTGCATTGATCCATCACCTGACAAAATGATTCTAATGTTGGAAACATACCAGCGTAATTCTCATAAATACGTTTTCTATTCGCAATATACGGTTCTCTTAGAATAAACACATAATCTATATTGGTTCTTAATGTTGGCGGTATTCCTAAAGGGTATTGCATCGTTATGATTAACATTACCTTCCAGTGACGTCCGTTCATAAATAGTAAACGCATCATTTTATCACGCGCCCATCCTGCATCATATAAACAATCATCTAAAATTACAAATGTCCTTGGATCTATATTCGAACGTCTAAATTGTTCCATTTCTTGTTTAATCTGCTTTAATACTTGTCTTTGTCGTTTCAATATATTTTCAATAATCGCAGTATTGTATTCATTATGAATAAATAATTTTGGAACTAATTTACCATAGAAACCATTACCTTCTTCGGTTCCTGATATTACTGTTCCTATTGGAATATCTTGTTGATGAAATAATAAATCTTTAACCAAAAATGATTTTCCTGTATCACGACGACCAATTAAAACTACAACAGGTCCTTTTGATTCATTAGGTTTGAAACTTATACTTTTCATATCAAACTTTTTCAATTCTAAATTCATTAATATATATATCTATTGTGCAAATAAAAAAATATTTTTAAATGTATTTATTTATTTTATATCACCATATATTATAAAATGAATTTATTTAGATTATTTAGGAGTAAAACAACTAAGAATAGAAAAAATAAACCAACTAAGAGTAGAAGAACTAAAGCAACTAAGAGTAGAAAAAGTAGAAGAACTAAGAGTGTAAAACGTGGTGGTGGCTGCGCTCCAGATTCGACAGCAGTCAAACCAAATGTTAAGCATTCGAGTAATAAATGGGAAATGTCACAGAAATGTTGTAATGGAAGATGGGTTGCTTATAATGGTTTGAATAAAGGTTGCCCTTAATCCAGTCCGTTAATCATAATTATGTCGCTTTTTTTACATGTATCTTCATTTATAACTGTATCAGTGCATTTTATTTGTGAAATTGGGATACCATTAGTTTGATTCCAACAAGTATATATTCCAGTTAAATATTGATTATAACATTGTAATGAAACATAATCATTTCCACCAAAACTATTCCTTAAGTCATTTGCACTCATATTACTCCCAATAGAATAATATAATATATCTGGGGTTGGAATTCTAAATGTTAATTGTATCGCATTATTGAAATAATCATATTGTGATAATCCAGAACACGTTCCGTGTTTAGTCCATTCATGTTCCCAAAAAGAATTATAATCTGGACTGGACAATTCATATTGAACATCTGGCCAGTATTTGACCATATTTGATGTTCCTATTTGTTCAGGAATAGATGTATTAAATGCTTCATCCGTACAGAAAGAAGGATATCCAGTAGTGTTATATTGCGACCATAGACCATGAATTGTTAAATTTGTTGACCAATAAGGATCAAATGTTATACAACCTGGATATTGATATTGGTGTTGATAACAAAACCCTGGAGTCCAAGAATATGCATAAACATACTCCAATGATTGATACATTAATTGTAAAAGTTCCATTTTATATATATTATATTAAAAACTAAATATTTGTACACATTTTCTGATTTTAATATAATATATAAACTAAACTACTTAAAGAGTTATACCATATATAATATGGAGAACATCCATATTGGTTTCATACAGCAAAACAAAAACAACACACAAATACTGAAACTAGAATTCAAGATATTGCATTTAAAACTAAACATATATCTTTACAGCAACCCAAACACAACGCAGTTTTATTTATGACTATTAACATAAATATATAATAAACTTATCGGTTTCATACAGCAAAACAACCAACTAAATTGTTTATGAAATTTTGTATTAATTACACTTTTCACACTGAAACTAGAATTCAAGATATAGCATTTTTTTAAAAAACTAAACATATATCTTTACAGCAACCCAAACTTTACTAAAACAGGATACGATTGTTTTCCTTTATGACTATTTGTGCATAT